AGACATCGTTCGCTCGGCTCTGAAGCATCCCCGGAAAGACAAGGAGCCAGCGTTTCACGGGGCGATGGGCGCCGGCGACTTCCTCGAACACTTCGGTGTCAAGGGCATGCACTGGGGTGTTCGCCGCGGCGTAGGCACACCTCGTGCAGCGGCGTCCGAAGACAAGGCCCGGGCTCAGGAACTGGCCAGCAAGGTCAAGTCTGGTGGCGGTCACCACGTTCTCTCGAACAAAGAGCTCGAGGACCTGACCAAGCGAATGAATCTGGAGCAGCAATATTCCAGGCTCAATCCGACTGACGTCAAGAAGGGCGAAGACGCGGTCAGGTCCGGCCTTGGTAAGGTGAACCTCACTCTGGACGCGATCAACACCGGCAAACGCGCCTTCCAGACTGTGCAGGAAGGTCACGAGCTCATCAAGAAGGCCAAGAAGTAATGGCCGACTTGACGACTGATCTGAGCACGCTTTCCCGCCATCAGTTGCACGACTATCGTCTGGAGTTGACACACGCGCTTCTGCACCCAGAAGGCGAAGGCGTATATTCTGAGGAATCCCGCGATCTGTACATAAGCAAGATCAAGCAGATCAAGGCGATTCTCGGCGACGACTAGCAGAAAGGAGAGGCGGTGACGCTATCGAACACGGCTACGCCAAAGTACTACGGCGAATTCCGTGCCGCGGTTCTCCGCGGGGATATTCCGGTCTGCCGGGAGATCTCGCAGCAGATGAATCGCATCGATGACCTCATCGCCGATCCGAACTTCTACTACGACGACGCGGCAATCGACGGATTCATCGCATATTGCGAGAACGAGCTGACGTTGACGGACGGAAGCGACGTCCACATGCTCGACAGCTTCAAGCTGTGGGCTGAGGATCTTCTTGCGTGGTTTTACTTCGTCGAAAGAAGTGTCTACGTACCAAATGAGGATGGACATGGCGGTCACTATGTACGGAAGGTGATCGCCAAACGCCTGGTCAGTAAGCAGTACCTCATCGTTGCTCGGGGCGCGGCTAAGTCCATGTACATGGAATTCATTCAGGCGTACTTCCTCAACGTAGACACGGCGACAACTCACCAAGTCACGACTGCTCCGACCATGAAGCAGGCTGAAGAGGTGATGTCGCCGTTCCGAACAGCGGTAACCCGTGCCCGGGGCCCGTTGTTCAAATTCTTGACGGAAGGATCCCTGCAGAACACGACAGGCTCTCGGGCTTTGCGTGCGAAACTGGCTTCCACCAAGAAGGGAATCGAGAACTTCCTGACGGGGTCGCTTCTCGAGATCCGGCCGATGGCTATCAATAAGTTGCAGGGGCTTAGGCCAAAGGTCAGCACCATCGACGAATGGCTTTCCGGCGACGTCCGGGAAGATGTGATCGGCGCTCTCGAGCAAGGCGCTTCCAAGCTGGACGACTACATCATCGTTGCTGTCAGTTCCGAAGGAACGGTCCGGAACGGCAGTGGTGACACCATCAAGCTGGAACTCGCCGACATTCTCAAGGGCGAGTACGTAAACCCGCATGTTTCAATCTGGTATTACCGCCTCGACGAGGTCGAGGAAGTCGCGATGCCGGAGATGTGGATCAAGGCACAGCCGAACCTGGGAAAGACGGTTTCGTATGAGACCTATCACCTGGAGGTCGAGCGAGCTGAGAAAGCGCCTGCAACTCGCAACGATATTTTGGCTAAGCGATTCGGCATCCCTATGGAGGGATACACTTACTTCTTCACCTATGAGGAGACAGTTCCGCATAGGAGAAAGGAGTTCTGGCGTCTGCCTTGCTCGCTCGGGGCGGACTTGTCACAGGGCGACGACTTCACCGCATTCACGCTTCTATTCCCCCTGTCCAACGGCGACTTCGGGATCAAGACGCGCAGCTATATTTCCAGCCGGACAATGATGGGCCTTCCCGGCGCTATGCGAGCGAAGTATGAGGAGTTCATCGCAGAAGGAAGCCTTCACGTCCTTGAGGGCGTTGTGCTCGACATGATGGAGGTCTACGAAGATCTCGAGAGGTTCATCGCCTCAAACGAGTACGAGGTTCGGGCCTTCGGGTTCGACCCTTACAACGCTAAAGAGTTCGTAACACGCTGGGAGCAGGAGAACGGCCCGTTCGGGATCGAGAAAGTGATTCAGGGTGCCCGGACAGAGTCGGTTCCGCTCGGCGAGCTGAAGAAGCTATCGCAGAACCGGATGCTCATATTTGATCAGGCTCTGATGAGCTTTGCGATGGGCAACGCCATCACGATGGAAGACACCAATGGCAACCGGAAGCTTCTGAAGCGACGCCAGGATGCCAAGATCGACAACGTTTCAGCCATGCTGGACGCATGGGTCGCGTACAACCTGAACAAGGACTCGTTTGAGTAAGGAAGGAGGTGACAGATGGATACTGACGAATTCCTGGAGCACCACGGCATCAAGGGCATGCACTGGGGTGTTCGCAGAGATCGAAGTTCTGATGGATCAGAATCGTCCGATCACGCAAAGCTCAAGAAGGCTTTGATAATCGGCGGCGTCGTAGTTGGCGCTGCGGTGATCACTGCAGGAGCCGTGTACGTGGCGAAGAACGGAGATCTTTCGTCCTTTTCTTCGGGGAAGACCAAAGCTGGCGAGAGCTTCGTGAAAGAAGCGATAAAACCAGCTGAATCTGAACTGACGAAAGTGGCGAACATAGCCGGAGGCGGTCATCACGGAGATTGGACACATCGAAAAGGCGGTGTGTCCGACGTATTGACCGAAGCGAAGAAGGCTGGCATCGTCGATCCATATGGCGAATTTTCAAAGCATGGAGACTTCCGCAGATACGGACAGAACGCCGAGAAGGTGGTCGTCACCTTCAAGAACCCAAATGGGAGAATGGACGCCGTAAAACGTCCTATCGTCCATCACGTACTTCTTCCAAAGCAGCACACCGAAGGAATCGACACCTTCGAGAAGGCCCAAGCTAAGGCTTGGTCCCTTGTGAAAGATGATTATAACTCTTTCGCGGACTACCTTGAGGCCAAAGGCCTTGATGCAACAAAGAAAGAAGCTCGTCAACTAGGCTTGATGGACTAGAAAGGAGGTGTCTATGGGAACGTTGGAGAAGCTAAGACACGCTTGGAACGCGTTTCGCGCGGATGAGACGAGAGAACTGGACCGTCAGTTCGACCGGACCGATTCGGGAATGAGCTACAGCACCCAGCCCTACCGCCGTAGAGCATCATATTCCAATGAACGCTCGATCATCTCGTCGATCTACACGCGCCTGGCGATCGATGTCGCTGGCGTCGCGATCAAGCACGTTCGCCTCGACGACAATGGCATTTACGCGGACGACATCGACAGCGGACTGAATGACTGCCTGACCGTCGAAGCGAACATCGACCAGGGTGCCCGGGCGTTCCGTCAGGACATCGCCTTCTCCCTCTTCGACAAGGGCGTCGTAGCCATTGTTCCGGTCGATACCACGATGGATCCGTTGAAGACTGGCAGTTACGACATTCAGTCCATGCGAGTCGCCGAGGTCATGACCTGGTACCCGCAACACGTTCAGGTCCGGATCTACAACGAGAAGACCGGCATGCGGCAGGACATCAAACTGCCGAAGAACATGGTCGCGATCATCGAGAATCCGCTTTACGCGGTGATGAACGAGCCCAACTCGACGCTGCGGCGTCTGATCCACAAACTCAATCTGCTGGACACCATCGACGATGCCTCGGCGTCCGGGAACCTCGACCTCATCATCCAGCTGCCTTACGTCATCAAGACGGATACGCGGCGGGCCGAGGCTGAGAAGCGGCGCAACGACATCGAGATGCAGCTGCGGGGTTCCAAGTATGGCATCGCGTATGCCGACGGAACCGAAAAGATCACCCAGCTGAACCGTCCAGCCGAAAACAATCTTCTCGGCCAAGTCGAGTATCTGACGAAGATGCTCTACAGTCAGCTAGGCCTGACGGACGAGATCATGAACGGCACGGCCACGCCAGATGCCAAACTGGATTACCACAACCGGACCATCGAGCCGGTGCTTGCCGCAATTACGGAAGGAATTCACCGGACCTTCCTGACTAAGACGGCCAGGTCTCAGGGACAAGCGATCATCTACCTGTATGATCCGCTCAAGATCGTCCCGGTCAACGAGCTAGCGGAGCTGATCGACGTTCTAAGCCGGAACGAGGTCATGTCGGCTAATGACATTCGGCCGATCCTTGGCCAGAAGCCGTCGAAGCAGCCGTCTGCCAATTCGCTGGCGAACAAGAACATGCCAGTTCAGAAACGGGCACCCGGCACAGGCAACGTGACGCGGCTTCCGCTTCCAGCCGGTCAACCCACGCAACCATCGGGAGAACTTCAAAATGGGACCTGACTTCTCAGGTTACGTCACCCGGTACGGCGTCAAGTGCAGTGACGGCCGTACCATCATCGCCCACGCCTTCAAGCACCAGGACAATCAGCAGATCCCTCTCGTCTGGCAGCACCAGCACGACGCTCCAGGCAACGTCCTCGGCCACCTGATCCTGGAGCACAAGGACGACGGCGTCTATGCCAAGGGCTTCTTCAACGAGTCCGAGGCTGGCCAGCAGGCCAAGACTCTGGTCAAGCACAAGGACATCACGGCGATGTCGATCTACGCCGCCCAGATCAAGCAGCAGGGTGGCAACGTGACCCAC